TTCTTAGCAGATTGTGTCTCTAATGTTGGTCTCTTAAAATATTTATATAAATAAGATGCTAATACAGTAGCTAAAGTACAAGAACCAAAGATAGCAATGGCCTTACGACAATCAACAATTCTTCTATCTTCACGTCTGTTAAGACGTTCTCGAGCCACACGTAAATGATCCCTCATTGAATAATGTTTCATCACATCATCCATATACATATCAACAGGCAAGTTGTCAACACACCAATGAAGAACCTTACGTTTACATTTTGCACCAAATGTCTCTTTCTTCTTGGTAAAAATATTCATCCATGCTTGAGGTTCTAAAGTACATTGCTTACAGTTATAATAAGAAAGGACATCATGTTCACATACATCTACATCCTTAGCTACAACATTACTCGCCAACATGACTTCACTGGATTTCTCGTGTTTGAGAGCCTCCTTTACAAGAAATGTTGACAATTCAGCACCAGACATCAAACCACCATCAGCCCCTGGTATAATAACTCTGTGTGTTACTACTTTCTCACTTCCAAGATCACCTCTAACTATTAATTTGATCTTTTCAACTCTGAAATCCCAGGCATCATGAACTACTGTGTCTAATTTCTTCATCATACCAGTTTCTTCATCTACATACTCTGGTTTCAATATAGGTTGTAGCACAATAGGAAAACGTCTCAACACTGCAGACTCTTCAGCTACAGCATGAGAAGCATTTAAATTCTTAGTATTAGTGGTGGCTATAACCAATTTTGGAATCAAGGGAATGGTTCCTTTGTCCTGTAAATCAGCTTGATTAGTCGCTATACCAACAGTGTTAACCACATCAATAATTTCATTAATGGATGTGATCTTACCAGCAGCAACATGTTTTACATGTTCACGACCTATATCATCTAATAATATACACCATTGTTGAGCTCCTTTGTAACCACTCCAGAAATCATCTTTCACATTAAAAGTATACATATTCTTTTGTGGATCCCAAAGTAAATCAGGGTAAATGTTATGTTTCACCATACCTCGTTGGTATATAGTAGCTACTGTTTGTACGACAGCTGACTTACCAATACCAGGAGTACCATATATTAAAACAGAAAAAGGTGGTTTACGATTACTTGTAACGTTATGTTCTTTAATAAGTCGTAGTCGAACATCCATCAAAGTTTTCCACAATGGTCCTATTTCCTTACCGTATGATTGAAGAAGATTGGCTCCACGAGCAGATAAATAACCCATTTTTTCCAACACAGCTGGTGCAGAAAAAGTGGGGTTAGTGGCTTTCTCGGTTACTTCTAACATTACGCTTTCAAAATCTCGCATCCATTCTCTAACTTGTCTGTTTCTAACTAAAGCTGGCTGTAAAGATTTTTCAACAAAACATTCATAGCCAGTATTAGCAAATGAAACAATAAAGTCCAAACTACTTCTAATTAATTCAGGCGCTGTAGTGAATTTAATCTTACTACCTCTAATATTTATCAGATTATCTAAACCATATTCAGTAAAATTAAGACCAAACTTCTTGGTTAAGGGACATGTAATGATCCCCACTAAAACTCTAGTCATCTTTTGAGATAATTCACCAGTTGCAAGAATTTCCCAGGAATCAATAAATTCTGAAGGGAAACCACTTTGAGGTTCAAGAACACTCTTGGCTGGTAATCCTTTAAAAATGGTAGACATGAAAGTAACAACATCTGTAATATTGAAATAAACAGATAAAAGTCTCAGGCAAGAAAACACAACATTTGAAATGTGTGCAACCTTGCTATCACTCTGAAAATTATTAATATCTCGCCAAAAACCATACACATGAATTACCATGTTAACGTATTCTTGATGAGGTTGTAAGAATTTTGTAAAAGCTTTCATATCATCCCATGCTGGAAAAGGATTGTTATCAAAATTGAATGGATTAACTTTATCAAATATAACCTTATTGCCAGAAACTTCATTATTCAAGAATGCAATTTCCTGCTTACTAAACCAAGAATCAGGATCTTGGTCTTCATCAGTATCACTACCAATAATACAATCGGAGGTTACAGAGGATGCTCGATCACGATATTCAAAAGCATCTTTTGGTGTTACAACATTCATGTCTCTAGGATCTCTTGTTTTTGAAGATTTGCGTTGAGCATTTCTGGTAAAACTAGGAGGTGCTAAATGCTTATTGGGATCTAATTGTGTAATTGGAAGTGTCGGAGTTTTTGAATGTTTGGGTTTGGTATTAAAAATACGACGGGATGTTGTGGGTGTTAGTGTTGTGTTAGGTTTTAAAACTTTGGATTTGTGTCCATAGATGTCAATATCGACATCGAGATCTGGCAATTCATCACTGTCACTATCTCTAATATCAGAATCATCATCACTAGGTTCCAAATTTTTATGGGAATTAGCTAATGTTTTTAATATTCTCGTATTTCTACGCTTAAGTTCGCTATCTAAGCGTAGAGGTTCAGGAGTAAGGGTAACGCTATTGTTGCCAGATACGCTCTGTTGGGCGAGTGGTTTACCACCATTTTTAATTGAACAATCCATGTTGTTTCAACATAAAGCCTATTACAGCTAGTTAGTTTTAAATCCTTAAGACGAGTATTACTAACATGAACTCGAATGTATATTATTTGAATTGCAACATACTACAATAAGTTTAAAGTACTCCTACTTTTCCTCTCGTTGTAAGGAAGGTTATCTGAACCGTATACGCCAGACTCCCTCTACATACAACGATAGTGAGGAGGATTGCTGCTTGCCAAGCAGCGCTAATGTATCAATGATACAAGTTGTTATGGACTATATATTGGCTATATATAGCGTTTGGAAATAACTCCAAACGAGTAAAATATTGTTTTTTGTTATAGTAGTCTGCTATAACGAAGAAAAAAGCTAAATACATGTGGACTATGCATGTATTGGTTTGTTAACATTGAGGAAATGGAAAGAATACAAACCACTGATCTGATTACAAAATACGATATCTTATTACTCAAAAGTAATAATTATCATCAAATTGTACAACAAAACAAGCAACTTATGGATATTTACCGAAAATATACAAACCGCTGCTAAGAACAGTTTATGGATTCAGAAATATAGTCAAATAAAGTGTAACCATCACTTCATTACAATGCGAAAAGAGCCCCTAATA